GGGTATCCCGCTATTTGAAATCAAATTTACGAATTGATTAGCAGGGCACGTCCCGCCAGGAGTCTGGCCGTTGAGCTTGGTCACGGTCGCGTTGTAGGTCGTTCCCGCAGCGGCGAGGGTGAGATCGCCCCCAATGGTTTCGGCCTGCACCGCGTTGCTGGTGTTGTAGCCGATCAGTTGCGGAGGCGAGCCGACCGGATTCGGCGGTGACAGCGAGGTTCCCTGCGAGAGCTGGCCGAACTGCGCAGTCGAGCTGTACGGCACGAACGCCGAGTAAGGCGCTGAGCAGTTCGACGACTGGCCTTGCCCGGTCGCCGGCGGACAGATTGTCACCTGGACGAGTAGACCCTGCGGCATCGATATCGCGCGAATCGTGCCGGCGGCATCGGTGTTCGTCGTCGCGATGGTCGGGTTGATGACCACACCGTTGATAACCTGAATCTTCTGGCTGTTGAGCGTGATGGTGCCGTTGACCAGCGGCGTGCCGTCGGCCTGGAGGATGCTCCCGGTGATCGAACACATCGGGGGTCCGGTCGGCGTGGGTGTCGCGGTGGGCGTGGCAACTTGGGCTTGCACCGAGCTGGGTCGTACCCGCACCTCAAGCTTCAGCGCGAGAAGGATCGCGACCAGAACGATCCATATGGCTACCAGCCAGCGCATTCAGTGCTTGGTCGCGCCCGACTTGGGCGGGTCCTTGGCGTTGAGTTGCTTCTGCAAGTCTTGGATCTGCTTCTGCTGCTGGGCGATGGTGTTCGACGCCGCGCTGACTTCCGCGTTACATCCGGTCCTTTCGAGCAGGGTCTGCACCTGATTCGGATCGGTGGGCAGTCCCTGCGGTGCGGTCTGGGCGAAGGCCACGGTGGCGGAACAGATGATCCAAAGAACGAGTGCGAGAGTTTTCATACATTACCCCAACAGTGCCAAGCGATGTTCGATCCGGCGACACTAGTACCAGTGGTCAAGGTAACGCCGCTAGTGCTCGGGTTGGCCGTACACCAGGTCCCGATGGTCACGGTCGAACAGGTACAGGGCGGGACCTGCGGGAACGCCGCCGCGAACACTACTTGGCAACTCGTGACGGTTCCGCTGCCCGCCGTGATGAAGCCGGCCTCGTCGGTCGAGGCGGGCGTGACCGAGGGGCCGGTTCCACAACTCCCTGGCGTGGGATGGCTCACGTTGTTATTGGCGCTCAGGAAGTGCTGGTTCCCCAAGACCTCGACGTTGTTCCCGTTGGGCGCTGACAGGTAGAGCATCGCGCTGGTCCCTGCGGCTTGGATGAGCAGACCATTGGGACATCCGCCCAGCACGAAGTTGCGGTTGGCTGTGTAGAAAGGCGATCCGCTGGGCGTAGCGCCGGTGCCCCATGTCCCCATGTCGGTTTCACAGGTCCCGTTGGAACCTGCGAGCACCGCCGCTGCGCTGGCGCCCGCGTTGTTGTTGTAGACCCGCGCCTCGGTGGTCGCATTCTGGTTGACCTGAACATCGAGGTTCCAGGCCGGCGCTGCGCCGATTCCGAGCTGGGTGAACTGGGCGACGCCACCGGTAACATTGCCCAGTGTCGCGGCGCCGGTGTGCAGGGTGCCGGTAGTCGTGATGTTCCCGCTGGCATCTATCGAACCATTGGGAAAGGTGAGGACATTGCCGGTAGTCCCGTTCAGGGTCAACGATGGCGCGGTCGTCGCGCCGAGCTGGGTGGCGCCGGTGACATTCAGTGCGCCACTCAAGCTGGTGTTCCCGGTGACGTTGAGGCCACCGTTCAAGGTCGCCAGGCCGGTCACCGTGAGGGTCCCGCCCATTGTCGAATTGCCGCTTACGTTCAAACTCGAAGCGACGACGTTGCCGCCCGAGCTGAGCTGGATGCCGATCAGAATGGCCGAGATGTCCGCGCTGGCCGCGACCGGGATCAGGACCGGCGTGGGATTGCCGCACCCGCCGGCGCTCGGCGCGCAGAACACGAACTGCCCCTGGATGCCCTGCACGATGGCGATGGGCCTCATCGCGCCGGTCGCGTCGGTGATGGTGCTGATGGTCGTGCGCGGAATCGTGACCCCGCCCTGGAGGGTCTGCTGCACGACGCTGTCGAACTGGATCGTCCCATTCACGATGGCGCTGCCATCGGGATTAAAGACTTTTCCGCTGATGGTGCAGTTCGCGGCCCAGCCCAGCGCGGGCCAGAGCAGGAACGCGAGCGTGGCGAGAAGCTTCCTCATGGAAGTGTAAACTTGGTTCCTCGATTGACTCCTGTCGGTGTCGCGGTCGGAGTCATGGTCGGTAGCGGCGTGAAGTTCCACGGTGAGGGCGGTGGCGGCTGACGCCACGGCGTTGGGAAAACCGTCGGCACTGGCGTCGGTGGTGCCTCACGCGTGACTGGTCCCTGCGCAAGCACAGTCCCAACGAATAGACACATGGTCAAGATGATAATGAGTCTCATGGATACCATATGGTTTGAGCACAATACGCCTGAGCACCATGTATCTGGAGATAATCAACATAGACAATTTCATGGTAGCTCGCGGTGTTGTTGACGTGGATGGCTAGCTGGGGAGAACCAGCTCCACCATCGACCGTGACGGTATATGCTGGTTGTGGACTGAACATACCGCAGTGCAATTGCGTCAATGTGGTTTGTCCAATCCATTCATTGCCACCAGCATCAAAGTCCACCGCGTAGGTGCAGACCTTCTTGGCGTAGGAATTGGCGTTGGTGTCATCCCAGACTTCAATCGTCATAAGCCCACTTGAGGTGACATTCCAATAGCCCGCTGGCGTTTGAAGGATCACCGCGCCCGTACCGGCAGCCAAACCAAAGATTTGGTGACAGGTAGAGACTAGCGGCATCTGCACTTGGGTTGTGTACGGGTTGGGAGTAACCAGACCAGTCTTCATGAAGCTGTTGCCACCCGAATTTCCGGGGTTGAAATCGAAGATGTGATTGCCACCTGTGTATATACCAATCGGTGCAGCGGGATTGACGTCGATATTCAGCCCGTTGGTCGCGTTGGTCAGAATCCGCACACTGTCTGGCTGATCTTCCGGTATGTCAGGCACAAATGCGCTGTTGTACATAGTGAAAGCGGCATACTTAGCGGTGGCTTGGTCATCATTGAGGTAGTAGGTCGAGGAGCCGGTGGTGGTTTTGTTCTGGATGCTCACGTTGGTGTAGGTCGAGGTTCCTGATGGAACCACCGCAGTTAACGCCTGCCCCGCTGCAGTCGGTGTGAATCCAACCCCGATGCCCTCAGTGGCGGGCATGGTCAGTCCGGTATTGATGAAAGTCGCGGTTTGCGTCGGTGTGTAGGTAGAACCTGAAACCAGGCCAGCGTTGACGTAGATTGATACTCCTGCATTAGCAGCGGTGTTCGGCGAGACGATTGCTGCGCCGGTTGAGTCGGCCATCCAGCCGGTCGCGGTGTTGTGAGCACCCGCCGCAAGCTGGACGTTGCCACCAGCGGCGTTCAGTGAACCGGAAGGCAGCTTGATGGCCGTGCTTGCAGTGTTGTTCAGCGTGACAGTCGAGGCCGCGACCACGTTGGGTCCGGTGCTTGTCCAAGTCGAGGTATCAGGAAAGGTCAGCGTACTCGCGCCGCTCATCGTCAGATTGGATACGTTCGTCGTCCCAGTGAGGGTCGGCGAGGCAAAGGTCGTCTTGGTCAAGGTGAACGCGCCTGCCGCGCTAAGGGTCCCGTCGCCACTCATGGTGACAGGACCGAATGCGGTCGCCGATTGCGCTACGTCGATCTGACCCGCCGTGGGCGCGGTGCTCGACCCACGCCCGCCGTTGGCGATGCTGAGCGGGACTGTCGCGGTCGCCAGCGCGGTGAACGCCACGCCGGAAGTCTTGGTTACCGTGATCACCCCGGCGTTGGTGATGGTCGCATCCCCCGAGATGGTCTGTGGCGTGTAGGCTGTCGCTGATTGTGCAATCGGAATCTGCGCTGAGGTCGGCGCGGTGCCTGACCCATGCCCACCATTGGCCACGCTTAAAGGAACTGGAGCCGTGGCCAAAGCAGTGAACGCAACCCCAGTGGTCTTCGTGCAAGTGATCGCGCCCGCAGACGTGACCGAACAATCTCCGCTCATGGTGACCGGGGCGTAACTCGTTCCAGAGTTGGCAATGAGCATCTGGCCCGTGGTCGGTGGGCTGGCTGTTCCAGTCCCGCCGTTAACGACTACGAGCGGGATGCTGGCCGTCGCCAGCCCAGTAAACGCAACCCCGCTGGTCTTGGTGACGGTGATGGTGTAGTTGCCCGCGCTGGGCCGCGCCAGGGTGGCATCGCCGCCGAGTGTCTCTGCTTCCGAGTTATTCGCCGATGCGTAGCCGGTCATCTGCGGCGTGGTGCCTGCGGGATAGCCGGTGCCGCTGGGAGGAACCGCGCAAGTGGGGACTCCGGTCGGATTGCCGATGGCGTTGACGAACTGGTTGGCTGGACAAGTGCCGCCGGTGACGGTGCCGTTGGCGACCGAGCCACCACCACCGGGAGTGACGATCTGCGCGGAGGCCCATGCGGGCCAGAGCAGGAGCATCAACAGTAGCAGTAATTTTTTCATTTAGCCGGTGATGTATGTGCAACTTCCCAAGACGTAGAACCCATTGTTTATTGGTCCATTAAGAGCAGCTATCGAGTTGTTATTACCGCTCACATAAAACTGGAGGATGGTGCTGCTGGCCCCTCCATCTTTAAGTCCTACGAATGTGTAGTTGGTGGGGAGTGAGATGTTGGTCCATCCTGTCAGGACGCACGCATCCGATTGACTTTGAGTAGGGGATACGGCCAACGGCAGTCCCGAAATCGCCATCTGTCCAGCAGGCTGGGACGCAATGGCTGAGATGTAGACCACAAAACTCACATAGACCAAGCGACCAATTCTGTATGCGATGCCACTGTTGCTTGAAGTCATTGACCCCGCAGTTGTTAATCCGTATAGAACCGGAGTCCAAGCCGTTATCCCCGAAACATCCGAAAGATTGGTAGTCGCAAGCGTCGTCGGCGCATAGGCGCTCGTGCTGGTGGCGACCAGTGCCTGCCCCACCGTCGGCGCAGTCGCGGTGCCGGTCCCGCCCGAGGCGATCTCCAGCGGATTGACCAGATGGAACCCGTTGGTCGCGAAGTACCCCAAGTTGGTCGCACCCGAGTGGAACTGGATCTGCTGGCTGTTGTTGGCGACGATGAAAACGCCCTGCCCGCCGGACAGCACGAGCGTGTTAGCATTTGAGCTGCCGCTGCCGTTCAAGAAGAGGTTCCCCAAGTTCGTTCCATTCTCCAGTAACAGTCCGGTTGTGCCAGTAGCATTGCCATTAAGAATGGTGATCTGGGTGGCCGCAGCCTGATTATTTGTAATGTCGAGCGGGTCGCCTCCAACCACCTGCCCGATTCCGATGGCCTTGCTGTTGTTCAAACCTGCCGTGGTGTAAGTCGCGAGGTCGGGGAAGGTGAACTGGGTCGTCGCCTTGATGGTCCCGTCGTTGATCCCGCTGTTCGTCCAGATCCCGCCGTCTGGTCCGGTCAGGGTGCCTCCAGCGCTCACGGTGACGCCGGTCGAGGCCGTGAGTTGGGTCACGTTGGTCGTTGCGGCCGTGACCGTGCCGGTGAAGGTCGGGCTGGCAGTCGGCGCGTAGGTCGTACAGACCATCTGGTAGGCGTTCGCCCCAGTTCTCGTAAACGAGCAACTGCCCGCGCCACCGCTCACCGTCTCCGATTCAGCCACTCCACCAGCGGTGTAACCGACCATTTGCGGCGCGGTGCCGCTGGGCACTCCGGTGATAGCTGGAGTCGCGCAGGTCGGTACGCCGGAAGCGGAGATCACATTGACGAACTGCCCGCCTGAGCAAGTCCCGCCTGGAGTTACCCCGTTGATCTTCGGGCAGGTTATCGCCCCTGCGCTGGTAATCGAACAATCGCCTGTCATCGTGACAGCGCCATAGGCACTGACAGATTGCGCTACAAGGACCTGGCCTCCCGTCGTCGGGGCAGTGGTCGTCCCCGTGCCGCCCAGGCCGACAGTGACTGGCGCGGTGAGGCTCAGGGTCGTTGCTGTCGCCGTCAGTCCGGTGCCCGCATTGAGGGTCGCCAGGGCGCCGACTGCGGTTCCGTTGATCTTGGTGATGGTCGCCGTATAGGCGTTGGGTCCGGTGCGGGCGAAGGTGAAGTCACCTCCGACCGTTTCCGACTCGCCCGTGTTCGCGGCGCTGTATCCGACCACTTGCGGTGGTGCGCCAGAGGGAAGGCTGGTCGCACCCACACCTGGGTTGGCTGGGGCGAGCATCGGGCTGACGATCTGCGCGTTGGCTACGCCGCCGCAAAAGAGCATCAGCAATGCGAGGATCAGGATCATTACATTCCTTACTGCATCTGAGCTGAGAACCAATTATTCGGCCCGTCAGTCGTCAGTGCCGTGCAGGCAGCGGGGTTGGTGGAAATGATCACCAGTAGGCCGGTGGTCACGATGACCGGATGGCTGGTCCAGTCGAAACTCGCGGTTCCGTCAGCTTGGTTCCCGGCACCTTGGATGAACTGACAGACGATGAGTGGCGTGCTGGCGGTAAAGGTGCCCTGCGCGGGAGTGGTCTGGGTGTCGAAAACCATCAGCCAGCGCGGGTTCTGCGTGTGCCAGGTCACGCTGATCGCGGTGCACTTGTTGCCGGTGAACTGGTGCGAGCCTTCCAATATCCCTGCGGTGGTGTGCTGGTTGCCGATGACGTTCTGGGCCTGCGCCAGCGCCGGAAGCAGGCAGAGCAAAATGGTGATGATGAGCTTTTTCATGTGGTCCGATACCAGATGGTCCCCCGCCATTGGGCAGTTGAGTCGAGCTGGGCAGGCTGCACCGGCTGGGACGGCGCGTTGCTCCCGCTTTCCACCAGATAGACCGAGCTGGCTCCGCCGTCGGCCTCCAAGCTGAGCTGGCTGTAGCCCCCGCTGAGCGTGATCCCTCTGTAGGTGAAGACCGCCCCACCCCAGTTCGGGCCGTCCGCGACTGGTACAGGCAGATTGATCTCGACGGTGTTTCCGGTAAGGGAGGCAAGAATGAAGTTCCCGACTCGAATGAAGTGTCCACCGCCGAAGCGCGCGATGCTGTCATCCATCAGCACAGTCCGCTCGCCAAGGGCGAGCGTGGTGAGCGTGTTTTGCAGCCGACAGGTGTCCGCCACCCAGACATTCAGCGAGGGGATCCACGTCAGCATGATGTGGGCACCAGGCTTGAGGTTGTTGGGCGAGGTGATCAACTGGACGTTGCCGCCAGAGGCGAGGAAGAACCCGTCGCGGGATACCAGCATAAGCTGGCCGACGAAATTGCGCGGGCGGTTGATGGTAGTGATGGTGCCATTGCCAGTCACGACGTTCATAAAGCGGGTGGGCACCAACGGATCGACCGAAGGGAGATAGTCGGCGCTCTCGGTCGTGCCCATCGAGTTCACGCTCTCGCGGAATTGCGTGAAGTAGGTGATGTGGTGCGCTTGCAGTTGCTGGAGGTACTGCATTACGCGCGATACCGCATCACGCACTTCGTGAAAGTTCTTTATCTCGCGCAGTTCGGGGAGCGAGGGCGGTACGTAGTCTTCCGCCTGATACGGCATCAGCGCACCCCTGCGATTCGACCTTCGAAGGCCATCGCCATGATCTCGCATGGGCCGTTGGTCGAGAGCTGAACTTGGTGATAGCGATCAGTCGCGCGTAGATTGAACCAGCCATCGGTCGCGAGGATCGCGGCTGCATCCACCGTCGGATAATCGCCCATGCGATAGCAGTGCATGGGGATCAGCACTTGGCTCTGGGGAATCGTGCCTTGGTCATATGCGACCCGGACCTTCTGGAGCTGGGTCATCGAGTCCGCGTCCCCTTGATAGCCGGTCAAAATGAACATCGTTGTGGGTGTGCCGGTCCAAGCCATCAATGCGCCGCTCGCGGCATCGAAATAGGAGCCCATCGAGCGACCTGGCTGCGTGTTCCAGATCACTAACGGTGTATTCAGATAACCGGGGGCCCATCGTCCGCTGCGGCTGTTCCACGCAACATAACGATCGGGGACGCCCGCATATGGCGGGTTGTTTGAAACGTAATGCCAGTAAGCGGTGGCGGTGGCCGGGTCGAACCAGCTCGAGGTCAGGTTGAGTTGGTCGGGGTTGCCATTGCTGTCCTTGTGAACTTGATTGAAAAACCACTCTTTGTGGCTGTTGGGGATGCGTGTTGGCGCCGAACCCTGACAGGTGTAGAAGTCGTCGGTCCCCAGAAATGCGACTGAGGTCGGCATCGGACACACGCAGCCTTGTCCCCAAGTCCCGGTCAGATTCGAGAGGATCTGACTCGACCAGACCTGCGTACTGCCGACGTAGGTCAGCAAAAACATGCTGCCCAGTTTCCAGACCAATTGATTTCTGAACAAGGGCGCGGCCGCGACGATGTTGCCTGGATAGTCGTACAAGAACCCCGAGCCGGCCTGCGTCTGGGTGTTGGGCGTCCAGTTGTTGTCGGTGCCGGCGGCTGAGTTGAACCATTCGTTCTTTTGATATGCGGCGCTGAACCCGGCCACAGTGATCGTGGAGACGGCGTTGGCCGGCGGTCCGCCGCCAAGGGCCGCGAAAGTGCCAGTCGGGCCCGCTGCGACCTGCATCGCCGCATTGCCGGCCGAGGTCGCGATCACGTCGTCCGCGAACTGGCTAAAGCACCACGGATATGTCGCCGTGTACCCACTTCCGATCTGGGTCCAGGCGCCGCTCACCAGGCGAAACAGTCTCGTCGCCGTGCCGGCGATCAGCGAGGTCGAGCCGTCGCTGTAGAGCGCGATGTAAGCGCCGAGCGGAGGCTCCTGGACACCGGTGCCGGTGACTGGGAGCGCCGGGGCGATCTGCACCGGACTTTGCCGTGCGCGATAACCCTTTATGGTGGGCACGGCGTTGCTGGCGTCGAGGATAATGCCGGGCGTCGTGATGTTGAGATCCGGCGCGAAGTCGAAAAATGGAACTTCCTGCCCTTGCCCTGTTTTGCGAACCGGCATGGTTTACCAATCGCTCGGCGGGATGCCGTGACGCACGTCCCGCTGGCTAGTTTGCTGTTGCAAATCCAAGAACTCCTGGTTGGCGACGTCGAAGGCCATCTGCGCCATCTGCTGGTCCCCAACGACGACCTCCAAAATTCGGCCCTCGGCGTAATGACGGGTCATCGCCTCGGCGGCGGTTGTCCAGATGTTTACATCGCCGGCATTCTGCGCGATGGACGGCGCGGAGCGATACGAGTAGGTGAGCGGATACAGGCCGATCGGGTACGGCCAGACATAGAGCTGGTTCTGATAGTACGCATAAAAAGTCGGATAGGTGGTCGGCGGTGTGGGTCTGATCATGTCCATGTCGCGCAGTTCGGCGTAGGAGCATGGCGCCAGCTCGACTCGCATGGTGCGGGCCCAGGTGCATTCGACTCGAGTGAAGGCGACCAGGTCGATTGGCGGATCGTACTGGTTGCGGTTGTAGAGCGTGGTCAGTTGGGTGTTCGCGTGAAAGCCGCCGATGATCTGGCCGTTGTTAATCCAGCGCACGCCCCCGGCCGAGGGCCCGCCGGCGTCATCGATGGTCCCAGCTGTGCCCGCCGGCGGCGGCGGAATCGGCACCTGGCCGGCGCTGGCCGGCGGCACTACGAATGGGGTGTTAATAACGGACTGAAAGTTCGGCTGCGTGGCCGGGTCCGTCAGACCCGCGTTGGCCGCGACAAAGTTCCACTGGACCCCGCTCGGGTCGGTGTACTGGATAGTAGTGCCGGCAGTGGTCTGCACGCTCGCGGTCCAAACCAGGGACGCTGAGTTATCGGTATCGGTGAAAAAAAATGGCCGCCGCTGCCAATACCGCATCGCATCCTGCAGATAGCTGGTGACAACGCCCTGCAGGTTGGGGCGGTTCAGGTCATCCAGAGTTCGCTGCTGGAGCGCGCCGAATGTTCTCTGGTCGGCCTGGATCTGCGGCCACTGTTGACTCATCGAGCATCAGAGAAAAATTGGGCGGGGGCTGCCTTCAAAGGAGTAAAAAGGCTGCACACCCGCCCGCCGCCAACTCTTTACTTACTCTCGGAGGTACCGCTGAAGCCGGCCGGATTCGGTTCGCCAGGCGCAGGCCCCCCGTTTATTCCCCCGCCCGAGCGCATGTTGGGCGAGTCGAGCAGGTCGGCACCGCCCTGCGACAGGTGCGCCGCATGGACCTCTGGATAGTCGCCATAGACACCGCCACCCGACAGGTCCGCATCCTGGGGACCAGAGCCGCCGGTCGTCTCGTTATAGACGTTGCCGTGGATCATCCCGCCGTTCTTTTTGTCGGCCATATGCCTACCTCTTGTTGATCGTCTCGTCGTGATTGCGATCTTCGCCCGCCAGGTCGCGGGCCTGCTCGTTCCAGCCCCAGACCGCCTGCTCGACCTCCTCATCCGCCGCCTGGAGGTGATGCCCATGCGGCTGCAACGGATGCGGGTAGTACGCGGGAACGCACGAGTCGGGATCGACGGTGCGCACGCCCGGCATCTTGGGCGTGGTCTCGTCGTTGATGCGAACCTTGACGCCGTCATCCGGCGGTTTCGGTCTCGCCATCGCCCGTCCGATGTTCGGTGTTTTCATCGGCTAGTCTCTTGTGATGTCGAACTCGAAGTAGACGGTCACCGCAGACGCGCCCACGTTCGCACCAGCCGCCGCAGCGGCCCTCAGGAAGATCAGGTTGGGCGCGACGTAGTTCACCGCGCTGCCCACCGACGCACGCGCAGTGGTTGCGGAGGTGATGATCGCCCCGGCCCGGAAGCCGGTAACCGCAGTGAAGAACGAGGTCGGCGTGGGCGTGGTCGAGTCGAGCAGCGACATGGTCAAAGTCGCACCGCTATCGAGCGCGGGACTGTCGAACCAATATGAGATGACATGTGCCGCGCTGCCCGCCGCCATGTAGAACAGCGGCATGGTGTCGTTGAGTGCAATGGTCACGCCCGCAGGGATGACAATGGAACCGAGAACAGGCCGCGTGGTTCCCGGCACAATGCTGGGCGCTGCCTGCCCGCCACCGGCAAGAATCAAATTGCTTGAATAAGTCGCCACGTCATCGCCCTCCTACTGCGCATTGGTCGCTGCGGACCCGAGCGGATCGATGTCTTGACCGAAAGTGTCGATAGCCGAAACCGCGAAATCTTGGGCATTGAACTGGACCTTTACGAGTCCCCAGATACAGCTCACACCGATCCCGATCTGCCTTCCGAAATCTCTCAACTCTTCCAGCCATCGAAATTTTTGCGCCTCGCCTTGGCCGCGACCGAATGCGAGGACTGCGGCCTGCGCGCCCAAAAATACGGCTCGCTTGGTGTTAGCTACTGCGGCACCGGCATTACTCACTGCATTAGTCACGCGTGAGTTTTCATGCATGAGAACGCCGTGATATTGGCCAAGTGCATTCCACCAAACCGGATTGTCACCGATGTCACCGCCTGTGAGCGCCGCTTTCTCGAGGTCAAGCCACTGGCCAGTCGAAGTGTTCTGTCGCATGTCGGTCGTCTGCGATGGGTGCATGACGCCGATGTACAGGTCACGACCATTGATCTTGATCGGCCTGATGCCGTTAGTCAGCGACTTCGCGGTGCGAACCGCAGTGTCCCAGAAAGTCAACTGAAAGCTGTTCGTGCTCGTGAGTGTGGCCGCATCGGTGATGCCGGTCGGCAGAATCTGTCTGGTTGTGCTCAGCGGCGCCTGAAGCCCTGTATATCGAGCGTCCACTTGCGGCGTATATGAGCCAAGCTGATTGGCCCCCGCATGATCACAACGGGCCGCGTACCAATCGGCCAGGCGGGACCGTCCGGTCTTGCGCCGATCGAACAGCACGCGCTGGTTGGATATAGGTCCTGCCAGCAGGATGGCGTGACACAGTTCGTTGATGATTAACGCATCGGCAAAGGTGTTGGGGGCTTCCTCGTTGCCGGTCAGCGAGGTGAGACCCATCACGCCAGCGCCTGTCAGTAGAGTCGATTCACCAAAAGTGACCTGGTCGCCCGCATGTTTCTCAAGCTCGTCGCGGACCATGACCGCTGACGTATCTTCTTTGCTTGAGATGCGAAGATAAAAACTCCATTGACTGAACTGAACCATCATCTGTTTGGCCCAGATTTTGACGGTCAATGGGTCACTACTTTGATAAGTCCATTCCGCCACGGCGAAACTCCGTGTGTAACTAGATCGGAGAGTTGTTGGCGGCGATAAACTCTCCGAGCGTTAAACCCAAGCGAGCGCGAACGCTCGCAGAACACTTTCAGTGATGTCCCTGTTTGGTTTAACGCCCGAGGGAGGATTTCACGCGCTCAAGCACGGCGGCTGGATGGGCGCGCTAGCTGCTTTTAACGTCAGGCGCAGCAACCGGAGGTGACGAGGCTCCGATTGGATGGACCCAATACGCCGGCGGAACTCAGATGTCAATACGGGATCCCGCCGCGCGGTTTGGCCTTGCGACCTGGTCCGCGTGACGGCGCCTTCTTGTGCTTTTTCACATGCTCGGGGAGTTTCGCGGTTTTGGTCCCGGCGAACTCCTTCAACTTGCCCTCGGCCAGACCGGTATCGGTTTCCTCACCGGCCCGCGCTCGCGCCAATTCGGCGCCGAAAAAGCCTTGTTGAGCTTTAGACTTGGCTGCCATGACTGCCTCCCTTAAGACTCGTAACGAAAAGGTCCATAACACCACGTCTCGTCGGCGAGGAAATGCCAATTGGTGTGGCCGTGCTCGCAAACCCCGGGCGGCAGGCCTTCCTTTCTGGCAAACCACTCCGTGACGATCAGTTCTCCGCAGTCGCCCGAGTCCTGCACCTCGGAGTCATCGCCGATCTGGGATCTCGGGATCCAGATTTCTCTCGAGTCCACCAGACACTGCACGGCGAGCGCGGTGCTGCGAATCGCCTCGACGCCGGCGTAAATGACGGTGTCGTCGTCCACTATGCTGCGTTGAGGTCGGTGAGATCGATCTCGCCGACCCGCTTCTCGAACAGTTTGCCGGTGCGGGGATCCTGGACCATCGAAAGATACTGGTCCTCGGGCATATTCCCGACAAAGGCCTTGAATTCGGCGTTACTCAGCTGCTGCCAGGCGAGGTTGGCATTTTGCTCGCCGCTTTGAATGCGGCCGAGACCCTGCACCGCCTGACCGCGCTGGATCTGATCGAGGCGCTCGTTGCCCGAGGGGAGCACCTGCGGCTGGGCCGCGCGCCTGACCTGGCCGTTCGATTGCTGTTGCTGTTGCGCTGCGGCCTGTTGTGCGGCCAGCCACTGCGGGTAACCCCAGGTATCGGACAACCGTACTACGGCATCCGCCACGGGGATCCCGAGATCCTTTGCGCGCTGCAACAACACCAACTCCTCGCGGGCGGTGATCTCACGAGCTGCCTCGGGAGAGAAGAGCTGGATCTGCCGCCCGTCCGGTAGGTCAAAGACACTGGACCACCAAGCGGCGCGCGCGGCGCGGGCGAAATCCACGCGGGTGTCGTAGTCTTGGAAGCGCATCCTGGCCTGGGGCACCTGGAAGCTGAGCCAGCTCTGCATTTCCATGTTGGCGTTCTGGGTCTGGTTGGCCTGCGCGAGCTGCTGGAACTGCTGCTGCATTTGCATCAGTCCCTGTTCGGCGCGAATGGCGCGTTGCTCGGCGTCCCATGCGCGCGCGCCACCGGGGTCGAGTTCCGGGTCTGGTCGTTGCTTGCGCTGGCGCTCGGCCTCGGCCAGTGCAGCGGCGTTGGCGGCGGCTTCCTGCGCCATGCGCTGGCGCTCCTCGAGCCTGGCCCAACGCTCTTGATACTGGCGCGCCTCAGCGAGCTGCTGCTCAGTGGTCTTGAGTCGCTCGTTGAGCTGGTCCATCCGCTCAATGGCGACATATTTCTCCTTGGGCTTGCCCTTGGGGCCCGCCTCGGGCAGTTCCGGCAGTTTGGGTTCCGGTTCTGCGGCGGGCGCGGGTTCTGGCGCTGGCGCCTCTTCCCCGGCCTCCTGCGCCTTAAGCGTCGCTTCCTCTTCGGGAGTCAATGCGACGTCATCTTGCATCGACTCCGCTATTGCGGCTTTCTTGGCCATGGTCCACCCCTTTTAACGATCCCCAGGTCAGGTCGAGCTGGCGACCGTCTTTGATCGTATCTACCAAGCGCTGCAGCGATGCAGCGTCAAACTCCACCTCGTCGCCCTTCACCGATTCTGCGGCCTCGAGGGCTTCTTGAGTCGCGTCGGCGAGGTTGTCGGCCCACCCGCAAGCGGCACCAATTTCACGGATTTCACTGGGACTGACGGCGTAGTCCACCCCAGCAATCTTGCAATGGCCGTGAAGCGCGACCCTACCGGTGCCACCCATGTCCACTGCGAGCGCGTGTTCCGCGCCTGCTTCCGATCTGAGCACGATTTCGACCGCATAATCTGCCTCGTAATCTGGTTCGACCGGTTCGCCGATGGCGCAGCCGAACATCATTTCGCCCCAGTTGGTGGCGATATAGCTGTGAACGGAGCTGGGCGGTTCAGGAAAGCGGCACGACAGGTCGATCAGATAGGAACTGCCGTCGTCGCACTCGCGGCTCTCTGTGCTCAGTGGTCCTCGATAGCTGTATTTGGCGAGGACGCCGGATAACTTATCGAGCACAATTCGCATACGCCTGGGGAGTTTAAGCGTCGTGCCCGCATATCCGGCGTCCTTCGATTCGTAACCCCACATGATTCGCTCGGGGAACCCACCGTTGCAGGTCCACGCGGGATCGGCGCCGGGCTCAACACACAGACCGGATTCGATGGGCGGTTCCACGATGAAGTCGGCCACCTGTGCATACGGTCCAAGTGACAGTTCCCACTGGGCGAGTTTGCGCTTGGACTGCGGATAGGTGCGGTGGTGGAAAGTTTCGACGTCGCCGCGAAAATAGCTGAACTTGATCCACAGATCGTCCTGGCGCTCGAGTAAGCGCCGCAGCGTGTCGAGGCCGTGGATCAGAAACCCGTCGCTGTAGTCGATCCCTGCGCTTCTGAGTTCGCCTTTGAGGACCCAGCGGTCGCGCTCAAGGACAGCGGCCCGCCCGGAACCGAACACAGGCATCCCGTGGCCACGAAGATATTCTTGCAGCCCCGGCTGACCAACATCCGTAAATACAACCAGGTCAGCTCGATCGAGAGAATCAAAAAAATCGGCAACGCGCTCGACACCGTCCAGACCCATTCCAGGAATGTAGTCGCGCGCCACCGAGAATCCTTTTTCCCAGGGAACGAAATATAAGACATTGGCGAACTCCCCCACGACGCTTTCGGCAACGTGCGTGTATGATGCCGATGCATCCCAGATCAGGACGGTCTTGCGCGAAACATCCATCACACTATGCCGGTGTTCCCGGTGGTCCCTGCGGCCCCATTGGCCCTTCCGGCCCCTGTGGCCCGGGAGGTCCCTCCGGACCGGTGGGGCCTGGATCACCCTTCGCTCCCGCTGGACCTGCCGGTCCCTCCGGTCCTGCCGGTCCCGTCGTACCATGAGCCGTAGCTGCCACCGTCAGTTGGCCTGCGATGCCACTAGCCACTTCCTTCGTGAAAAAACTCAGTCGTGCCAAGTAGTCTTGGTAGGTTTGCCACACCTCCTCCTCAGACCCTGGGGCGGTGACCGCCTCCGTCAGTAAGGCCGCAACGGCACCGGTCACTTGATCCGTGAGATGGCCTAGCCGGTCCCAGAAGAACTGGTACGTTTGCCAGATAGGATCGTTAGATGGCATCGATCATCTCCTCAAAAAATTGGATGTGGCTTGTATGCCACAGCGGGATCGGGGTCGTTGCTGTTCCAAGCGCACTTGGGACAAGTGGTGCCAGGTGCGACCGGTGCGCAGGCGTTGGGGTCTGGCGCGGGCGGTTTGAAGGCCGGCGGCGACTCCGGTACTGCCTCGACCGGCACTGCTAGATTCTGTGGCGTGACGTGAACCGGATGGGGCTCAATCATCCCCCATTCCCAATTGCAGTTCGAACATATGCTGTCAGGTGCGACCGTCTCGCAGTTCGCCGCATCGAAGGTCCCGGCTTCCTTTTGTTTCTTGGCTAGCGGCTGCTCGCCTTCAGGCTCCGCCGGCGGCGGCGCAGGTTCTTCTACTGGCGGTTGCTCGGGTTGCTCTTCATTCTGCATCGTCGTCCTCTCCCTCGAAGTATTGCTGTTTGAGTACGTGCCCAGCCGCGATCAACGAGTCCTCGATAGACCGTCCGATCAAGTTGCCATAGCCCAGTTCAATGCCGATGCGCGTCTGGATGATTTTGTCGTCCAACTTCATCAACCAAGGGCCGTTACGCTCGAGCCACGCGAGCAACTTGCGGTCATATTCGGATTCAGTTTTTTTGAGCAAGTCGCTTGTTAACCTCGACGGCATCCACGATCCAGTGCATCGCGAAGAAGCGCTGATCCTCGAGCACGCGGGTGTCCTTGCTCGGAATGAGCGGCCCCATGAGATCGCCGAGCAGCGAGCGCGCGACGTCTTTCTCCTCGTCGGTCCAGTCCTTCACGAGCACCAGCGCGCGTTGGCCAACCTCGAACACCGGCAGCCCGGTAGCCTTATCCGTGACGATTTCGTTCCCGATGAGTTTGAAGTGGCTGATGTTCGCGTGCCAGATGGGCCGGGGATGAACGAACGTCTCGAGCACCAAGCGAAGATTCCAGTCAGGCTCGGACGGCGGCAGGTGAACCTCGAAGTCCTCGCACGTCACCATGGCATCCTCGTAACAGGGATTCTTGGCCGCAATGTAGCGCTGTTTGATGCAGCGGTTTTTCCACAGCGCGTAATCCTCTTTATCGAGAAAATTCTGCATAGCCCCCCTTTAAAAAGGCTTGCTAGTTATCCCTTCGGCCAAAAACTGCGGATTAACTCGTCCCCCTCGCGAAATGGATCGAAGGTCTTGGGCCGGCTCTTGGCCTGCTGGGCGCGCCGTTCCCAGACCGCGTGGCGCAACCAGTAGTCGTCATATTCGCAAAGATTTTCGAGCTGCGGATTGCACGCCCACATCATGCGCTTGCACTCGACGCACTCGACCTGGCCCGTGATGATCGAGGGGCCGCCGTTGCGCGCCGCCTTAACGACGCCGTGCGGCAACTGGTTCCAGTCCAGGCCGATGAAACTGCCGTCAGGCTGCGGGCTCGGTACCGGAACTGGGGCCTCTGGAACGCTTGGCAACTCGACCAGCTCGCTCGATGGCAACGACGGGGTTTCCGGTTCCGGCTTCAACTGGCGCTTCTTGGGGCGCTCCTCCTCCGCTTCTATCTTCATGGTAATTACCTGCGAATACTTCCGCTTCTGTAGGCGTCAGCACGCCCCTGGCTAACAACATGCGGGCATAGCTTACGGTGTAGTCACTATCTGCAAGCTCGAAACGTTCCACGATCTGGTTAACGACGATCTGGGCCCGCCGGCGCGCCAAGTCGTTGAGCCAGCCGCACAGGAATGCATGGAGCAGGAGGGCCTCCTCCTGGGTGATGCCGAGTTTGTTTGCGATCGATGCCCAAAGCCTAATCATCGGCGTCGAATATCGGATTGTGCGGCGGGGTTAACGATGGGCCGTTCGAAAACGGACCCTTTAGCGGGTCTGCTGGAGTGTTCGACGACATCGCCGGCGCCGGCATGGGCGGCGCCTGGATGATCGTCTTCTGCGGCGGCGGGCCGGTCGGCTTGGGCCGGGTGTACAGGGTGCCCGTGTTGCCGTGGAACAGGTCGGCCGCGACTGCTTCCTCTTGTTTTTCGCGCGAGCGCGCCTGGCCGTGCGGCCGGCAATAAACCTTCTGCGTGCCGTCCGGCAGAGTCTCAGCGAGCACCGCTTCTTGCCCGCAGACGACACACGGCCGCTGCACCGGCTGGGCTGGCGCCCCGGGCGCGAGCTGGCCGGCCTGCACGACGATGGTGTTGGGCGGGATGGAGCCGGCCGTTGCTTGAACTGGTGCCGCTCGCGGCTCTGCAGGGACGGTCTTGGCAGAGACCTTGAACCCCGCCGTTTGCAGCAACTCCAGGATCTCATCAAGTCGCTCTAGCACCATCTCGCCGACCGCGACCTTCTGTGCCTCGAGCGCGACGAGCTTGCTCGTGTCGCGGGTGCGGCGCTCGATCTCGGTCTTGACTTTCTTGGGTTCCATTACCGGAGCTGTACCCGGGGGAACGTGAGCGGCACCTCAACCACCCCCAGCGCCTGCAGCAGGATGAGCACCAGGATCAGCGCCATCAGCACCCTGACGACTACCCGCACGGGCTGCGGCAGCGGAATTTGTCCCAACAGCCAGTCGATCAAATAAAAGACCAGGCCGACGACGATCAGATAAATCAGCAGTGAAATGAGTGGCATCTTCACGGCCCCATCTGTGGTTGCGCTGGCCCTGGTTGTCCGCCGTTGCCGCCGAGCATGGTTTGCATCGCATCCATTTGCATTTGTTGCTGCTGCGCCTGCTGTTGGCGCGCGGCGGTTACCCGGTCCATCAGTACTTTGTGCTGGTGCTCGGCCTGTTTTTGGCGATGCTCCCGCCCTTTGTGCATTGCATCTACCGCAAGGTCGGCAATATGCAAGCCGGATTCTTGGTCGAGCTTGCGCATCTCGGCCATGGTGCGCTGAGTTTCCGCGTCCATCTTGCGGATCTTGGCCTGGGTGAACTGCGGATCTTCCTGCTTGCCCTGCTGCTGCGGCCCGCCCTGCTGTCGGCCACCTTTGGGCGGCGGGGGCGGCGTGTTGGCGACTGCCTCCTGGATCTCCTGGACCATTTGTGTCGGGAAGTGGCTAAACTTCATGCCTTTCAGCAGGATCTGCTGGCCGGCCGGAAGCTTTAACAGCGGACCCGCGATGGTTAGCAGGTCCTGCCAGATGTTTTCCTTGAGGTTCGGGTTGTAGCGAACCGATTGATCCATGACCATGTCGTAATGCAACGGCAGGTCGCTCTTCAGGAGCTGGATCGATTGGCTGTTGAAGTTGCCTCCAACATTTATGAATTGCCCGTGCGACCAGTACTCGCGCACGAATTCCAGTTCGGTGGCGGCAACGTCTTTTTTATATCTCGTGACGTTGTCCCAGAGCCATCCGAGGATGGCGAGACCGCCCTGCAGGCGCCGATCGATGCTGGGTCCGGTCTGCTGGCTCTGCGCAATGCCCGACATTTCGTCGGACACACCCGAGATGCGCACCATCGAGTCCTTCGACTCCTGGAAGAGCATCGTCGGGAACGGCGACACCTGGGTGGGCTGACGCGGCAGTATGTCGCGCTGTAGATCCGCATCGCGATTTACTTCGATCCAGGCGTCGGGTTGGCTCCACTGATTTTTGGCCATGGTGGCATCAGCGAAGGTCCCGGTTTTGTACATCACGCCCCCCTTACTGTTTGTGATGTACTCGGTGACTAGCGCACTGATGCTCTTGTTCTCGGTGCTCTGCGGGTCCTTGAGGCCGCGCACCACGCCGTACAACAGTTTGCGATCGGCATCCCACTGGCCGGTTATCGGCTTCAATGTGAAGTCGCCCGGCAACGTGATTGGATCTTCGAGGATGACCCCCATCGCGCAATAAACCTGTTTGTGGATCCCGCGCAGCTGGCGCACGGCTTTCGGCGGCGGTGTGCCGCCCAGCGCGGCCTTCTTTTTCATGCCGGCCCATTGCTCTTCGGTGAGCGTTACCAGGCCGTCGGGGTTCTGCGGGTCGGCGATCCGCCACACCGGAACCTGGTCGAGCCACTGGTATTGGATAACCGGCAAGTTGGCGACAGCGGCGCCGGGTTGCACGTCGAGCGCGGGATTCGCGCGTTCGTTTTGTAACGAGTAGTAAGGCGTCACCAGTTCGTACTTCCCGATGGCGTCCTCGGCGTAGTAAACCGCGCTCTGGTCGATCAGTTCGATCTTGCCGGGCCAGCGCCGCTGGAAATCCTTGCGGCTGTAGTCCTTGATGCGCGCGCACCACTTGCGGTCCTCGAGGTTGGCGCGCCGCGACTTCTGGTCCCAGACGAATTCGTAGTTCGAGAAGTGGTGCTTTTCGACGATGCCGTCCTCGTCGGTGTCGTAGTTCATGCAGATCTCGACGCACCCGAGGCCGGCAATGAGCGCGTCCTTGATGGCCTGTGAGTCCTCCATCTCGCCGTTGCAGAGATCCTCGACCGTGGCCACCGACTCGGTAGCGAGGTCGCCGGCCGCATCATGGGCGACGTCGCTGTCCAGCGGGCGCGAGACGAATCGCACCTCGCTGCGGTTCATGCGCTCCATGCCGCTGATGGCATCGATCTTCCCGCTGATCTCGTTGAACACCAGCGCCGGGCGGCGCAGCTGCTCCATCCGCATCTTGTCGATGTCAGGCCACTGGTGGCCATAATAGTAGCGGTAGTCGTCGCGCGCGCAGCCGCGCCACCTGTTGACCCCGCCCATGGCGCCACCGACGTCGCGCATCACCTTCTTGGAGAGTTCCTGATTCTCCTCGGTGTCGTTGGCGATAAAGGCAAGCGTCGAGGACGGCGTGTCCTGGCCCTCGCTGGTGAGTTCGCGCAGCAGGTCTTCAGCCATCTCTTACTGCGCGCCTCCCATAGCCATCCCTGGCGGGCCTTGCGGCGGCATCGGCTGCTGCTCGTCTCCTCCCGGCATAGCTCGCTTGAGTTGCACCATCAGCGCGCGGCGCTGAGCCGGGTCGATATTGCGGCCTTCGTCATTGATCTTTTGCACGAGCGGTGCGAGCGCCATCTCTTTCTCTTCGGGCGTGCCCTGAGTGAACGCCTGCATGGCGGTGGCGAGGTCCATGCCCTGAAACATGCCGCTCAGGGACGCCGGGTCGTTCGCAACCAGCTTGCGTACCTCCTCGGGCGAGAGACGTCCACTGTTGAGATCGTGGTGAATGTTCGGGGCCTTACCCTTGGAGAGCTTAGTGTTGAGTTCCTGGAGCTGATCGATGTGCTTGGGATCCTGCTTGCCGCGATCGGTGCTCATCTGCACGGCTTGCTCGCGCTCGATCTGCTTGCCCATCGGGCCGGGACTCCGGGTCCGATCGGTGATCATCGGCGGCGCCTCGGTCGGCTCTTGTCCCGCCTGCCGGGCCGTCGCGTCGGCGACGCTCGCGTCGACCACGGTCCTGGCTATCCGCGAGAAGTTGTCCTCGACGCCGGGGTTGGTTATCGCCCGGAAAAACTGGGCGCCTGCATCTGGGTCGTGCTGGATCGAGTAGAGGAACGCCTTCCGCAGCCCGGCACGGATGCCCATGCCGACGCCCAGGGTGCCAAGCGTGGCGGCAGCTACCGGCGAGCCCGCATGGCCCATCATGGCGCCGACGCCGAGCGTGGCCGGCATCAAGATGCCACGCCGCAGCCGGCGCTTTATCAGTTGCCCCACCATGCCCCCCTGCGGCTTGTAGCCCATGATCTTCTCGATGGCCGCCTGCCTGCCTTCCGCCCCGGGATCCATCGTCCCGAACGCCTGCAAAACCGCGTCGGCCTTGTCCTCGGGCGTTTTCGCGGCGTTGATCGACGCCATTATTCCCTCCCGCGTCTTGGCGGGCAGACCTTTGGCCTGCTGCATGCCGAGGTCGATAATCCCTTGGTTCTCGGTCAGGCGCGCTGCCGCGATGTGCTCGTTCAGCAGGGCGTTGTAACGTGCCGCAGCCCGGGGGTTCTGCGCGAGCATGTCGGGTAGGTATGTGAGGGTCTGGTCCGCCTTCTCCCATGCCTCCGGCTTCACAAGCGCGCCCTTGAACCCCATCTTCGCGAGCGCCGGCCGCATAGCGTCGTTCGGTTTGATCTTCCCGAGGTTGACGGCGTCCGCCAGTTCGCGGCGCATGATCGCGTTCTGCTCCGGCGATGCGGCCGAGGCGATCTGCAGCGCGCGCTGGGGCGTCGCCATGACCTCGCGCATGGCGTCGGTCGGCTCGGCGATCCCCTGCATCCGGGTCCAGAACTCGGGCGTCACGTCCTCCGATACGAGCGCCCCGCGCTTGGAACCGAGCCCCATGATGCCGCTCATCGCGTCGCTGAACTCCTTGCGGCGTGCGAGCAGTTCGGGGCCCGGTCCAACCCCGGCCGCAGGCGGCAGGGTCTGCGCGGTGACGGTCTCCTCCATGGTGCGGCCCAGGGAACGCTGCATAGCTTCCTGTTGCGCCTCGGGTAGGACCTGCTGGGCAATCTTCCCGCGCGCCCCGAGCATGGCCTCGCCGGCGCCCTCGCGTAGCGCCTGCCGGCCGGTCTGAAACGCCTGCTGCGCACCAGCCGCGCCGGTCTCGCCCAGCTGCTGGGCCTCCTTGGCAGCAGCCTCGGCGGCGGGCTTCCCGACGATCCGGCCGACCAGCGGGCCGAGCACCTTGCCGGCCGCGCCACCGATCAAAGAACCAGCCAAGTTGGCCTTCGCGGCCTGCTCGACGTTCTCCATCGTGATCGGTGCGGCTTTGCCGTAAGCGGCCTGGTTGATCTTCGCGTTGATGAGGTCGGCCAGGGTGAGCCCCGCCGTC